ACTGTACGAACTCAGGCAACGGGCCGATGACGGCGATCCCGACGTGGAAGCCTTCACCTTGCTGGTCGCCGACAACCCGTACATCCCGGAGGAACACAAGCAGAAGTTTTTCCGCGACCTGCCGGGGGAACTGCGGGAAATCAAGTACCACGGCAAATACCTGCGGGCCGGGCGAAGGTGCTATCCGCGATTTGACCCGGACGGCATTCACGGCTACGACCCGCATGAACTGCCAGACGACTTGACCCGCTTCCTGGCCGTGGACCCTGGCCCACAGCGGTGCGGGACAGTGGTTGTCGGCGTTGATCGTGATGAGCGCTACGTCTGGGTGCTCGATGCCTTCGCCCTGCGGAATGTCGACGCCCAGCAGTGGGCCGATGCCGTGTTGGAACGCCACGGCAAGCATAAATTCGAGGCAATGGTGATCGACCAGCAGCGGGGAAAGCAGCACCACGGCATTGCCCGCAGTGTCGCGGAATTGCATTCCGACGCCCTGGCCCAGCGTGGAATCATTCCGCACGTTCGCGGTCACGCCCCCCATATGGGCATGTTCTTCCCAGGCACCAAGGATGTGCCTGCCCGAGAGGAAGCCCTGCGGGACTGGATGGCCGTGCGGGTGGACGGTCCCTTCGCGGGCACTCCGCGACTCCGCCTGCCGCGCGGCGAACTGCCCGAGCTGGAAAGCGAAATCCGCAAGGCCGAATACGACGCCAAGGGCAAACGCCGCCGTGCCCCGAACATGCCCGAGGATTTGCTGGTCTGTCTGGAATACTTGACCGGCCTGGACCCATACTATCGGGAGCGACCGCCTTCGCCGGAGCCCAAACGATCCGCCGTCGCTGAGGCGGCCGAGGAATATTTGGAAAGCCGCCGTCGCCGCCAGAGGCACGCCGGAATCACCCTTGGATAGGAGCCAGCCATGCGCGATCCCGACACTTGGGAACTGCCTGAACTTCACATCGGAGACACCGCCGTCTGGGCACCCACGCCCGCCCAGTTGAACTCAGGCTATTCTGAGAGCAACGTCGTGCCCTGCCTGATCTGGCGGGTACACAACCGCACCGTGGACCTGCTGCTCTACAGCGGGCGGGTCATAGAGGCCGTCTATCATGCCGATGACCCGTTGGTCGAACATCAGCCCCAGTTGATGGAAGACGGTGCCGGCGTATTCCGACCCGCCCGGCGCGAAGTGCTGCTGCGCGAACTGGTACAGAAGGTCGCCGCGCAGGCCAAAGTGCTGGACGTGCTGGAAAAACGGATCGCCAGCCTGGAATCCCGAGGCGGTTGAATGACCGGCCTGGAAGGACTCGCCAACCTGTGGCTGCGCCAAATCCGCATGGCGGAGAAGGTCAAGCACCGCCAGTTCGGAAAGAAGGCCGAGCGCTGCTGGGCTTTTCTGGGCAAGGGCTTTAAGACGCTTTACAAAACATCCGACGAGCAAGACGAGCAAGACGAGCCCGACAGTCGGTTTCCGCAGCCGGAACAAATCTTTCACCGCACGCGGCGCAACTTGGTCGCCGAGTTCGTGGCGGTCATGCTGCCGTATCTCTACGATGACGTGCCTCACCGGCTGGTAACTCCGGCACGTCCCGAATTGCCACCGGAACTCCTTTCTTTTCTGCTCGGCCAGCCGGTTCCTCTGGGCACGCCCGTTACCCCAGATGTCTTGGAGGAGGTGGATTCGCAGCGGGCGCAGGTGATGCGCCAGGACTTCGCCCGCGCCTGGCTGATGCAGTGGTTCCTCAACTACACGCCGGGCGAATACGACCTGCGGGGCGAAAGCCGCAAGGCAATCATCGAGGCCCTGTGCATGGGCCGGGGGATTCTCTGGCACGAACTGGTCGAAACACCGCACGGGCTGGTTCCCGGCTCCTTTTTCGAGAGCGTGCGCAACTTCGGCATTGACCCCGACGCCACATGCGTGCGGGATGCCAGCTACATTTACCGCCGCCGCAGGCGCCCCGTTTGGCAGGTGGCCCGCGAGTTCGGATTGGACCCCGACAAGCTCAGCGGCCAGTATCAGAGCTGGATGGACCGTGCCCTGTCGCCGGATGAGGGCGGCCCGGAGCTTACGGAGCGGGAGAAGGAAGAAATCCAGCAGCGCCGCGACCGCCGCAACGTAGTGGAGTACTACGAAATCTACTCCCGCATGGGCTTGGGCCACAACTTCGTGGAGATCGACGAGGACATCCGCGACATTGCCGACGCGATGGAAGCGCTGGGCGACGACGTGTATATCGTGGTCTGTCCCGGCGTGCCCTATCCGCTCAACCTGCCGCCTGAGTTGCGCACCGCCAGCAGCCTGGAAGCCGAGATCAAGGCCAGACTGGAATGGCCGATCAAATACTACGCCAACTACTCCAACCCGTGGCCCATGTCGGTTTTGGACTTTATGCCCAACACCGACGATCCCTGGGCCACTCCGCTCTTGGCGCCGCACTTGCCGCTCCTGGCGTGGCTGGATCATGCCTACAGCTACGCGATGAACCGCATTCGCACCACTTGCCGGGACATCATCGTATGTTCCGATGAGATGGCTGACCAGCTGCGGAACGCCATCGTAGAGGGCTACGACCAGCAAGTGGTAGGCGTGCCCGGCAAGGTGCCGGTCGAATTGCGGCAGCTCTTTGACATCGTGCAATTCCCGCCGGTCAACAGGGACTTGTTCGACATCATCGGCATGGTGGAACAGGCGTTTGCTAAGGCGACTGGCATGGACGCCTTGCTCTACGGCGGCGCCGCCCTGCGCACGCAGCCCCGCAGTTCGGCCGAAGTCCAGATTCGCCAGCAGAACTTGCTCACCCGCCCGCAGGACATGGCCAATGCCGTCCGCGAATGGCAAAGCCAAGTGGCCCGGGCCGAGGGCTTTGCGGCCAGAACGCAAGTCGATCCGCGCACCGTGGCGGCCCTGTTCGGCGAGCCGTATCAGGAGGCAGAGGGCGCGGCCCTAATGCAAGCGCCGCAGATGGGCGCTTTGACGAGATTGTGGGCACAGTTGGTCTTGACGGACAACGAATGGCTGGCTGCCGCCGAATTGTCGTACAAAGTAGAAAGCGGTTCCGGTGCCAGACGAAACAAGCAGAAGCTCATGGAAGACGCGGCCGTATTGATACAGACCCTGTGGCCTGCCTACATGCAGTACGCCCAGGCTACGGGCAATACGGAGCCTGCCAATGCTCTCCTGGAAATCATCGGCCGCGCCTACGACATCGACATAGACAAGCTGAAGTTGCCGCCGGTGGCCCCGGCCGGACCTGGCGCCGGCCCGCCGCCTGGCGCACCGCCACCTAAGCCGTCCGCTGAACCGTCGCCGTGATAGTCTCGCACAAGTACAAGTTTATTTTCATAAAGACGCACAAGACGGCCGGAACCAGCATCGAGGTTTGCCTGTCGCAATTCTGCGGGCCAGACGACATCGTGACTCGCATTGCGCCGCACGTGCCGCCGCACAGACCGCGCAACGCTGCTGGGTTCATCAACCACACCACGGCGCGCGAAGCACGCAAAAAGCTCGGACATGACATCTGGAACGAATATTTCGTGTTCTGCGTCGAGCGCAACCCATGGGACAAGACCGTTTCCGACTACTGGATGGCCCGCCACCGTGCCGGCCAGCGGTTGAAATGGGAACGCTATATTGCGCGCAAGCGGTTTCCCGTTGACTGGAAAATGTACTGCGACCCAACCGGCGAGCTGATCGTAGATCGCGTACTCCGGTATGATCGCTTGAATGAACACCTAGGCGAGGTTTGTCGCCAACTGGGCATCCCGTGGGAAGGCGCGTTGACGGTCCATGCCAAGAGCGAATATCGCAAAAATCGCAAGCATTACTCCACCTATTATACGCCAGAGCAACGACAAATTGTAGCGGACGCCTTTGCCAGGGAAATCGCACTATTCGGTTGGACATTCGAGGAACAGTCGCCATGAGCCATCGCACACCGCCGCCTGCTGTTCGCCGCCGCCTGCGGTCCACGTTCCCTATCCCACACCTGCGAACCAACAGGACTTTCATGCGCAACCGTGGCACGGCGGGGAAGTTCTATTGCACGCAAGTGGCCCGGTTTCCCGGCGATCCCAGGGCCGTTATCAGCAGCAAAGACGACCTGGCCCGCATCTGCCGCGAAGAAGGCTGGGGCTGCGAGGAAGTGGGTGTAAAACGGCCCAAGTACCTGGACCCTGAGCCGCAGGATCGCTACGAAGTCGCCGACGACATCGTGCATGACGAGATAGCGCACATCGAGGAACGTGAAGGGCCGCTGCCCGAGAAGGAAAAGACCGACTTGTTCCACGACCTGAAGCAGAAGATGTCTGGGGATGTTTGACAGCTCTCTCATTGCCGCGATTGCCACCCTGTCCCTGGCGGCCGCAGCCGCCATCTGGCGCTTAAGCGCCACCGTTGCCGCGCTGCGGACTGACGTTCAGCACATGCGCCAGAACGAGTTGCCACACCTGCAAAACGATTTGACAGCCTTGAAATCGGACGTGTCGGCCTTGCGCAACAAGGTCGAGGAAATGCGCGTGTCCCTGGCTGCTTTCACGAGGCGTGTCAATGGCAAGTCCATCGAATGATCTGCCGGTAGCGAACCAATTGGCCCTGAAACTTATCGACTGGCTGCGGGAGCTGGTCTTTGAGGCCGAAGTGCACAATCACGTGCGCACGCTGGCGGCCTTGCAAGACCTGTATCTCGGCTTTCGTGGTCCGACTGACCGACAAGATGAAGGAGAGAAGTCATGACCCGGCTAAGGATGGTAGCGGCTGTGCTGGCGGCGCTGATGCTCGCCGCGGCCGCTCAGGCCGAAAACGTGGCCGAACGCTTGCAACAGCACAGCGTAACGGTCCGCGTCCAGGACGTGTCCGGCAGCGGCGTGTTGGTGGCCCGCAAAACGCCGGACGGAGAAGTGCTGAACGTGGTCATCACTGCCGCCCACGTGGTCCAGTATGCCCGCCATGAGAAGGAAGTTACCACCGGGGACGGCACGCGACGGACCAAGGTGTATTTTGACGAGGTGTCGCTGGCGACCGAGCGGCGATGGAACGGACGCAAGGTGGGCGATGGAACGGACGCAAGGTGGGCGAGGAAACCATGCTTTGTCGCGTGCTGAAATACTCAGCGGACCACGACATCGCCGTACTGCAAGTCATCATGCCGGGTTACCGCGAAGAAGGCGCCAAGTTCTACCTCAAGAAGGACATTCCCGGGCCGGGAGCGGACGTGATCCACGTGGGTTCGCCGGCGGGCAGTGAACTTGGTGCCCACAGTGTTACCGATGGCGTGATTAGTGCCGTGGGGCGCATCTTCCCAGATGAAGGCCCCTATGAGTACGATCAGACCACCGCGCCGGCCGCCGGCGGATCGTCTGGGGGGCTGCTCGCCCTGAAGGACACTGGCGAGGTCATCGGCATCATCACTATGGGGCTCACCGCCTCGGACAGCTTCAACTACTACGTGCCTGTCCGCAGGCTACGCAAGTGGCTGGCCGACGTGGGCATGGAATGGGTCATCGATCCTAGCAAACCGGTGCCCAAGCTGGAAGACCTGGAAAAGATCACGCCCGATGATGCCGGCCGAAAGTTCCGACGCGGCGACGACGAAAGCGACAAGGCCGCCAAGCCGGCGCGGCCCCAGTTGACGCCTCTTACTGCCAATGCCGCGTGACAACGCTGAAATCCGCCGCTATCTCGAACGGATACCAAAGCACGGCGTCATTGCCGAAATTGGCGTTTGGCGGGGTCGGTTTGCCGGGTTGCTGCGCAGCGTCTGCCAGCCGCGCAAGCTGATTTTGGTGGACCCCTGGAAGCCCTACGGCCATCCCGCAGAACCACTGAGCCGGGCCGACGCGGAAAAG